CGTCTACTTCCGGTAAAGTTTCCGGCAGGTATTCCGCCAGATCTTTTTCTTCCAGCTGATCCAACATTTCTTCCCAATCACGCTTCATAACAGACACCTCCTTCCAAGATGGCTTTTACCTTTGCCAAACTGCGCCGTATTTTCTGGTTTACGGTATTTTCCTGCAAGCCATAGACTTCGGCAATCTTCTTTGATGGATACACGAAGTAATATTTCAAAAGCAATATTTTTCCATCTGGATCACCCAAAGCTCGAACCGCATCCAACAAAATTTGGCGATCTTCCTGCTGTTCCAGTGTATCTGCCGCAGTAATTTCTTCCTGCAAAGGCAAGGTTTCTTTTCCTGCCAGCTTACGCCAACGGTCAACGGCTTTTCTGCGGGAAAGGACTGCCAAAAATCCCTTGATGCTGCCCCGTTCCAGATCAATGGCTGTATATTGATGATAAAATACCAGAAATACATCACTGACACATTCTTCGATTTCCTCAGCGGAAAAATCCGCCAGTTTCTGTTTGACGATGTAATAACATAGCCCCGTATATTCTTTCATGACCAGACGCATGCCGTTTTCCGGATTTTTCTGCAAAATTTGCAGCAGTTCCCTGTCATCCATGACCGTCCCCCCTTTTTCCTAAAAGATCAATAATTTTATCTGCAATCTCAAGAATCTCTTCTTATTATACTATTCGTATGCGGGTGGAGAAAAGTGACAGAAAATTCCTTTTTTCTATTTTCAAAAACAGACGCTGCATTCCTTCATTTTCAGAAGAATACAGCGCCTTTGTATAATCTATTTAGTTTCTTTTGGTTCTTCCAGTACCAATGTATAATTATCTACAATCCAATAATAAGGATCATACAGTTCCAGCGTGATTTCTTTCGTTTCCGCAGAGATATTGGCAGTAAAATGATAAGTCCCGTCTTCTTCCGGGAATATGGTCAATTCATTCGATCCCTTTCGTATTGCTTCCTGTACCTGCATGAACACACCATACATCTTCCGTTTTCCTTCTTTGGGCTGGATACGATAAATGATTTCCATCTCTTTGATACTTTCTCTATGAGTAGGATGTATCTGAACCTGTTCCAATGTCACCGTGCCATAAGGGAAGTCAATGGTTTTCTCCAATTTTTCACTGGTTTCCGGTACAGGAATTTTCAATGTTTCTCTTTTCTCTCCAATACCCGTAAGGGCAGCCTGATAAAATGTCAAAGGAAAATAAATTTCCGCAGCTAATTGGATCATGCATATCTGAAACACTTGTAGATGGTGATGGCGCTTTTAAAATATCAGTTGATACAGATTTATCACTTTATCCTATAATCGAATTTTATGGAGGCGAAAGGGGAAGCTATGTATACAAGCGAGGGCGATTGCAAGAAATTATATTTCATACGTCTTATACGCAAGATATGGCAGACTTTTGCTTACATGAACATTACGGCAGAGGATTCATTGACTATAAGCTTTATAATGCACGAGGCGATGAAGTGGAACTTGGTACTGTAGAAGAATGTATAAGTTTAAAACCACACAATACGTTTGCTGGAGATTACATCATGGGAATACCTGTGATGTTTTTTAAATCCGTAAAGTACAAAGGCCGCGGAGAAAGTATCTTCACATCTAAAAACGATGATTTTGATGCATTAGATGAGGTTGTATCACAATGGATAGACGCTATACGTAAAGGCAGGGTATATAGGTACATACCAAAAAGTATGGTTCCAAAAGACCCCAATACCGGAGAAACATTATCCCCAAATGTATTTGATAACGACTACATGGAAGCAGGAACAAGCCTTGCAGAGGATGCTAAAGAGATTGTTACATTATCACAAGCAGATATTAACTATGCGGCTTATGTAGAGTCATACGCAAGTTTCATGGATATGTGCTTACAAGGAGTTATTAGCCCAGGAACATTGGGTATAGATTTAAAAAAGACAGATAACGCAGAAAGTCAACGTGAAAAAGAAAAGGCTACTGTTATATCTTGTAATAAGATTGTTGATGCGCTTACTGAGGTCATCCCAGAAGTAGTGTCTGTATGTATGATGACTTATGACAATATGTGTGAGAAGGCCATAGGTGAGTATGAGGCATCTGTTAAGTTTGGAGAATATGGAACACCTACATTTGACAAAGTTGTAGAAACTGTTGTAAAAGCCAAGCAAGGCGGTGTCATGAGCGTAAAACAATCATTAAAGCAAATGTACGGAGATACATGGACAGAAGAGGAAATTGAAGAAGAATTAAAACTAATTAAAGATGATCAAGCATTAGGAGTACAAGAGCCTGTTATAAACGAATTTGATGATATTGATGGAAAGGTACCGACCGATGGTGATTACCAGTGAGCAAGAAAGAAAAGGATCCATACTCTTTGAGAGAAATATATAAAGAGATGGAACTAGAATTAATTGCATCTTTACGCAGAAACTTTTTAAAGCATAAAATGGAAGAGCAGGCGGCAGGCTTTAGTTGGGAGATGTGGCAGAAAGCTAAGCTTAGAAATATACATCAGTATCAATTAGAAAATAGTAGTATCATATACAAGTTTAAAGCACGTATCAAGAAAGCTATCGAAGATGTATTAAACCACTTCTATGATAAAGGGTATAAGTCCACTGTAAATATACCAAAAGATGGTAAAAATACAGCGGCACCGAATCAAAAGCCACCAAAGGAAACACAGTTTTTCGGCACTAATAAGAAAAAGTTGGATGCATTGATTGAAACATCAAAAAAAGACTTTGATAATGCTAATCATGCAATATATCGCAAAATGGATGATGTGTACCGGCAGACAATTTTTAAGACTGAGTTCCAATTGTCAAGTGGTGCCTTGTCGCTTGGCAAAGCAATAGATAATGCTGTGGAAAAGTTTTTAGAGCAAGGTATTAACTGTATAGGATATAAGGATAAGAATGGACACATCATACGCTATGTTAACATCGCAGATTACGCAGAAATGGCATTGCGTACAGCAAGTCATAGAGCAACACTTTTAGGCGAAGGTTCAAAGCGTGATGAACTAGGCGTACATCTGGTCTTTGTATCAGCGCACGCTAACGCCTGTAAGCTATGTTTGCCTTGGCAAGGTAAAGTACTAATTGATGATGTATTTAGTCATCCTAGCGATGATTACATCGCAAAATACAAAGGCAAATATGAGCTGTTGTCTGTTGCTATCAAAGCGGGGTTGCTTCACCCCAATTGCAGACATACGCTCGCAACGTACTTTGAAGGCATTACACGTCTTCCAAAGCCGCAAGATCCAAAAAAAGCATTGGAGAATTATAACAATGAACAACAACAGAGAAAATTGGAGCGGGAGATCCGTAAACGTAAGAGGATACTCGCCGGAACCGTGGAGGACAAAGACCGAAAAGAAGCACAGCGTAATCTGAGAATAGCACAAAAGAATCTAAGAGATTTCTTGAAGAGTCATCCTGAGTTCAAGCGACAAAGTAGGCGTGAAAAGATTTATGATGTTAAAAATATAAAAAACATGATGAGTTCAGAAGATAATCAAAAAGTGAAAGGAAATAAGATATCGGATGAACTAATGCCAGATATAAAAGAAGGCATAAGGAAAATGAACAAAGAATTCCCGTCTTTTAAGGAACTTGTCAGTAAAATAACATATGACCCTTCAACGGAAAAAGAATATGCATACAGCGAAACAGGAATAAATGAAGGAAAGGTATCTACCACTATAAAAGTAGGCAAAATATTTTCTGATAGATCAGCGTTATTACAATCCATTAGCAAAGATATAAAAAGTGGTCATACGTATAGCGATATGACTTCTAAGTCACTGATTGTGCACGAATGCACACACACTTTAGAAATCAATTTGACACTAAAGGAAATGAAAATTGATGCAAAACAAGTTACAGATAGCCAGTGGATAGAATTCAAAAACAAATATGGATTTATTTCTGGCGAAATTAAAGAACAAGCTATGAAAAATCTTAATATTGAGTTTATGCATCCAAAGTGGTATAAAATGTATAAGGATCTCGGAAATTATGCAAAGATAAATAGTAACGAATTTTTAGCACAATGCATCTCGCAAGTCTTAACAACAGAAAATCCAAGCGAAATAGCGTTGGAAGTTTTTAAATTGTTGAAGGAGAGGATAAAATAATACCTACTGCATTTGAATATCCTGAAT